GTCCGGTTGCAATCAGGGCACGGCCGGTTGATGTATTGCAAACGATATGATAGAAGCTTTGTCTGATAGCGGTGAACGGCGAGATTCACCATTTGGACCGCACGAAGAGCACGGCATTATATCGCTGGTTATAGACTTTCCAGAGTTATATATTCCTGTAGCACGTTTTGTCACTCCGGAGCTGTTTACCGAGGCCGAATCAAAGTATGTGATGGCTTCTATACAGCAAGACTTCGAGAAGTTCGGAGTAATCCCATCTAGAAAGTTACTGCATGACAGACTAGCGAAATCACTTACAGTTGATGATCCATACGAAACCATACTTGGTTTGGTTGATCGAACATCAGATCCTCGCGAAGTGCCGATGTTGCGGCAAATGCTTCGCACTTGGACGGAACATCAGACATTTGATTTGTTGTACACAGATGAAGCTATAGCTGCGCACCATCGTGGTGATCACGAGTTTATCCGAAAGATTGTGGATTCGGCCGGGCGAATCAATAGTGTTGGTAAACAGGGTTTCTGGTTTTTCGATCAGATCGAAGAGTTGTTTGCAGACAACGTCTTGGAACACATACCGACCGGTTTCAAAGAATTAGATAAATTGCTAAACGATGGTGGCCCTTCACCAAAAGAAGTACTAGTGTATCTAGCACCGACTGGCGTTGGTAAGACGCTGATATTGATAAATTCGGCATACGCTGCCATGAAGGTTGGACATAATGTGATGTTTGTTACGTTCGAATTATCAACTCTGAAAACCGCGATGCGTTTGGCGGCGACATTGGCTGGAATCGAGTTGAATGATTTCACTAAGCCGAATGTCGGTGATCTACCTCCATCTGAATTAGATAACTTACGGGCTAAGCAAGCAACTGTTCGCAATAGGGTCCAAAAGGCAAGCACCACCTGCGGTAGTTTGGTGATTTACGAATTACCGCCAGCTGAATGCAGTATAGACGATATTTATGGAATAATCGAGAATAATAAAAAACTGCACGGGTGGGTTCCAAAGGTAGTAGTTCTGGATTACTTGGAGTTAATGTTGAGCCGCCATGATTACAACAACAACCGTGGTGATTATGCTCGTCAACAGAATGTGGCTATGGAAATGCGTGGTCTGGCCAATAACGAGAATGTGTTTGTGTACACTGCCACTCAGACAAATAGGGGTGCGATTACTGAAAATCAGCAAGAGCATATTGATGTAAATAAGATTGCTGAGAGTTTCGGGAAGGCTATGCCTGTCGATTATGTGGTGAGTCTTAATCAGACGCAAGACGAATACAAAAGGGGATTGGAGCCAAAGAAAAAAGGTGAACAACAAACGCCTTCGGTGATCAGATTATGGATTGCAAAGAATAGGAATGGTCCGAAGTTTGTGTCAGTTACAACTAATGTATTTTACGGTCGTATGCAAATCTTGGAGATTGAATAATGGCATACGCGCACTGTCATGATTGTGATTGGTCTCAGGACGACTTTTGGTCTGAATACGGTACCGGCTGGCATCCATTGCGCGCCGATATCGTCAAAAATTGGATCGATTACCTGAACGATGCCATCAATGGTCAAACCACCATTGTTATGGATATTGATTGGGCGAAAGAAGCCGGAGTGGCTTTCGAAGAAGTCGATGGTGCTGCTGAAGTTCGGATTTTGGATTTTGTAGCGTATGAATTAGAATGCAAAGCCAGTAACATCCGGGAAATGCACTGGTTGACGGATAAAGAGTTCAAGAATGATCCCAATCGTTGTTGCCCGAAATGTGGTTCCAAACATCTAGACGTGGATTAGGTGATTCATGAAATCGAAAACGTTGGAAGCGTCCGAAGCGGTTGCTCAATCATATATCGACAGGTCCGTGGATATTGAATCCAAGCTCCTGACACGAGCATCCGATGGCAAGATCCATTTCAAGCCCATCAAAGTGTCGTCGGACTATGTGGTGATCGCCCCAATAGCACGTGAACGTCGAGGGATGATCGTTACTCCCAATGCCGATTCGAATATTGGTTTGATTGTTGGTTGGGGCGTGATGGCTCCTGAACAGTGTAAGCAGGGGTTCCCAATAGGCACCACGGTGAGATTCGCTGGCACACCCGTGGCGGATCTAACTGGTGAGTTTGCGTCTTATGGCGACGCTCAGATTTTTCTGATGCGATATGCGAGTATCTTGGTAGCTGTTTCACAAGTTGACGTCGTAGAGGAATAATGCCGTACTACAATTACATCTGTAAGGATTGTTCTGCGGCTGCCGTCAAGCATTTAGATCGGGAGTTGACGGAGGATGATCAACGTGTATTGTTGTTTGAGACAAGACACAGCATGCACGCCACCGGCAAAGAACTAACAGAGGCTACGCAGTGCCCGATTTGCGACGGACACAACACGGAACGGACGATGCTGGACGTGTCGACTCACGCGTTCGTCCGAGGGCACAACTGGGAGGAGTTCCGTCGCGAGAACTCGGCGGCGTTACGACGGGACATGGCTCTGCATCAACTACAGAGCGACGACCCATACAAGGGCATGCGGGAGCCGGGGGAGAAGGCCGACTTAGCCGAGCGTCTGAAGCGAGCGGCGACGCAGAAGCCTCGACCTCAGCATTTCTTGACGCCAAAGTCGTAGATCCCATTTTTGGGCATCTGATTTGTAATTCGTCTGGTAAACCAGCGGTGGCGTCTTTTCTGATGAATGGCAAGTGCACTCATATAGAATTATATAATCCAGGTAGTGGTAAATCGGTTTATGATGCAGAGCGTGCTCAACTCAAATGTTACAAGTTTCTAGAGAGAATATTATTGTCTGGGCGGTCGTTTGTGACCACAGACTTCAAGAAATGGTGGTCGGCACTAGTTATGCCGCTACCAAAAGAACGGTTAAACGCTTTCGATTTATCGCTCTCAGGAATGGGTGCAATTAAAATAGGGACTCCATTCGATAAAATCGAAGCGTTGCTCGAAGTGATGTCCAGAAAGAAATGCCAAATATGGCAGAATATTATTGCAAACGCTGCTGTGGTTTATGAATCTCTGGAGCGTGATGGGGTGATGGTGGGTTGGGTTCTACATCATCCGATCTGGTCGCAGCATACTTTCAGTGGCCGCAGTAAGACTTTGGGGTTCAACTTACAAGGAGCGACTGACAACGACCATATTCGTGCTGTTGGTGGTAGTGAGAAGGACTTATTGGTACATTTTGATTGGCGGGCTGCTGATATTCGGATCGCAGCTATACTCTCTGGCGATACTGAATTACAGGCGATATCGGCGGCGGGTGATCCTTATGATACGATAATGCAGAAGCTGAACGCTGAAGATGAGATTATTACTCGGCCACAATGTAAGCAGATGTTTCTGAGTTCCATCAATGCTTTACGGTGTGATGGTGTTATAGAAATGTTTCCAACGTTGCGGGATTGGATAGCTCGTAATGCTCGTGCTTTGGATCAGTGTAAGCCGTTGAGAAGTATTCTTGGCAGACCGTTCAGGATAGAGAATGGTAGAAGTGGGCGTAGTGTGTTTAATGCTACTATGCAAGGGTCTATTGCTCATGCTATGCAATTGACAATTAGGAGGATCTGGGAATCTGATTGTGCTAATCTTCTGGCTGAAATCCATGATTCGGTTGTGGTGAGTTGCGATAGGAATAGGACTTCGCTGTTGCAAACGATTAACGATGTTGCGGCAATTATGTGTAGGCCCTTTGCTGGTGTTTTGGGTAGTAATCCATCTTTTCAAGTGCGGGTCAGTATAGGGAAGCAATGGAAGCGTTGGAAGCCGTTTCGTTTGTATACTGATGTTGGTGAATTTGTGAACTTGTGATGCCAGTATTTGAACATTCCGAGATAGGAGTGCTGTGATGGCTGGTGATGAACTTCCCAAATGGTTCGCTGAACACGTGCCAGCGGAAGTAGCACAAAGTGAAATATTCCGGTTTGACATTACGTTGCGTAATGGGCACATTATTTCTATCGACCTACTTCAGGATATAGATATTGATTTTGATATTCTTGAGGCGCAGCATGAAAGAGTTGCGGCACAATATGTGTTCTGGGCGACTATTTATAGCGAAGTGCGGGCGTCGGTTGCGACTTTGGAATTGAAATTGCGAGCTAAGCGGACTGCAATTGCTCGCATGTTGTCTGCTAAATTCAAGCAAGAAAATCAGAAATTGACTGATAAGCAGTTCACGGCGATTATCGATGGCGATCCCGATTTGATCAGGTTAGAGGCAACGCTGGCGATTGCTCAGAGGAATTGTGGTAAAGTATATCACATGGTACAAGCAATCAGTATGCGATCTGAACATTGTAGGTCGCTAGCTGGGTTCAAGCGTCAAGAAAAAGAACAATCTGGTAGACAAACCTAACCGCCCGGAGAAATCCCATGTCCCGTTACGATGTCGATGCCATCCGAAATCAAGTGAAGAAGCGACTCAAGAGCCAGCGCGATCCGTCGGAGTTTCGTGCACCGAAGGCCGACGAAGGTAAGACGCTCAAGTATCGTTTTTACGTTCTACCGCCGCTCCAGAAAGGCGATGTCGTCGCTGGTGGGGCCGTGATGGAACACGACATGGATATGTTCAGCATTCCCAACGGTGCCCACTACTTGGAAAATAAGCGTATCGGCTGCCCGCGCATCATCCATGATGAGGACTGCGAAATCTGTCAGTACGCTTTCGACTTGATGGCAGAGATCGACGCCGGCAGCGAAGACGGCAAGAAGAAGCGTAGTGCCATCGCCAAGCAACTGCTGCCAGGCACCTACCACATGGTGAACCTTTACTTCCCGGCCATCGACGCCAACCCGGAAGACGTTCGCGGTAAGGTGATGTGGTTCAACGCGCCCAAAACTGTCGTCGATTTGTGGTTGGAGTGCCTGTATCGGACTGACGACGGTGGTGATGCGGAGGAACCGCTGCCTTACGGCGTGTTCTTCGATGAGATGAACTCTTACCTATTCCAACTGGAAATCAAGAAGGATGGTAAGTGGAACAGCTTCAAGAGCTCAAAGTTCTTGGTTACTCCCAACATCGGTGCTCGTCCGATTGCTTCCGATAAGGACAAGAAGGCTGACGCCAAGCGGATCAAAGCCATTTTGGAGAAGCGGATCGATTTGTTATCCAAAGTCCCGGACGTCGATCGCGCTGCCATCACGCGGATTGCAGCCAATTTGAGTGGAGGACAGACGAAGGGCGGCGGTTTTGATAACGACGAGGAGGAGCCCAAGAAGGACAAGCCGAAGAAGTCAACCAAACCGCCCAAGGAGGAAGAAGATCCCTTGGAAGGCGAAATGGCCGAGGAGGAAGCGGTTGAGGAGGTGGTTGAGGAGAAGAAGACCGCACCGAAGACCACGAAGCCACCCGCGAAATCGACTGCCAAGCCGACCGCCAAACCAAAACAGCCGCCGAAGGCCGAACCGGAAGAGGTCGAAGGTGAGGAAGCGGTTGATGAGACGTCCGAATCAGAGGCTGTCGAAGAGGAGTCCTCTGAACTCGACGACGAGGTAGATCGTCTGTTGAGTGAGTTGGACGGCGAGTAGCTCCGCGAGATAGACTAACACACAGAGATAGTGGGGCGGAAACGCCCCACTACTTTATATGGAAAACAATATACTATTAGTTGACGCCCGCAACTTGATGTATAGGGCTATATTCGCCAACAAAAGGGCGCATTCGCCGCAGCACGCCTTTACAGTGATGTTGCGATTTATGTGTGAATGGTTCGACAAGTTCAGACCCGTTGC